CGGCGCCTACGCCTTCAGCGCCGGCGACGCGGGCGCTTCGGTGACGATTTCCTACGGCTACGTCCCGCAGGACATCGCGCAGGCCGCGCTCGAACTCGCGGCCGAGCGCTTCCGCGCCGCCGAGCGCATCGGCCTGCGCTCGAAGTCGCTCGGCGGGCAGGAGACGATCGCCTACGACGTTTCCGCGATCTCGGCGCCGGTGCTGGCGCTGTTGCAGCCCTATCGCCGGGTGGTGGTCTGATGCTCAGCCTATCGATCGACGGCGCCGACGCGCTGCAAGCGCGGCTCGACGCTTTCCCCGCCGCGGTGCGAAGCGAGCTCGCCGCCAAAGCGCAGGATCTCGCCAGCGCGCTCGCCGACAAGGTGAAGGCCGAAAAGCTTTCGGGCGCGGTTCTCAATGCGCGCTCGGGCGCGCTGCGCGACTCGATCGGCATCGAAGCCGCGAGCGACGGCGATTGGATCTCGGCCTCGGTCGGCTCGTACGGCGAGGTCAAATATGCGGCGATCCAGGAATACGGCGGCAAGACGGGCGCGCACGAAATCCTGCCCGTCAAGGCGAAGGCGCTGGCCTTCGTCGTCGGCGGCGCCATGCGCTTCGCGCGCAAGGTCGAGCACCCCGGCTCGGTCATCCCCGAGCGCTCGTATCTGAGATCGAGCTTCGACGAAATGAGCGACGAAATCCTCGCCGCGCTCGCCGCGACGCCAACGGAGGCCTGGGAGGACGCATGAGCCGCGAAGCCGCCTTTTCCGCCCTGTTCGCCGCCGTCTCGGCCGCCTACCCCTGGCGCCTAGCTTCGCGCAAGATGAAGCTGTGGAGCGAAGTCCCCGCCGCGCTGCGCCCCGCGCTGTTCCAATTGGAATCCGGGCCGGAGAGCTATCAGTGGGCTTCGCCGGCGACGCCGAGGCGCACCTTGGAGGCCAAGCTCTTCCTCTACTTCGACGCGCGCGATCCCGAGACGCCCGGCTCGATCGCGATCAACGCCGCGCTCGACGCGATCGACGCGGCGCTCGCGCCGAGCGGCGGCGACCTCACGCTCGGCCGGCAGACGCTCGGCGGCGCGGCGCACGACTGCAAGATCGTCGGCGTACCCGTGCGCGACAGCGGCGATCTCGACGGCGACGGCCTGGCGGTGGTGAGCGTCAGACTGGTGGCGCCGTGAGCGAGGGTGCGAACATGCGGATCGAGGACTTGCACAAGCGCTGGGACGAACACGCGACGAACCATCCAATCGTCCCGGAAATGACCTTTGCCGATGGGTTCCTTGTCTTGGGCGCGGGAACGCGCCTCGCCGAGGTTGGCGCGCCTCTCGACGAGCTCGGTCTTGCCGCACGGCTCGTCGCCGCGCATCGCCGGCCGATCGAGGCTTCGCCGCTGCGCCATATCCAGCGCGCTCTGGCGGCCAAACATCGGGGCGACGCCCCGCTCGCTTACGTGCACATTGCCTTGAGTCGACTGGCGAAGCTCGCCGATCCGCGCGAGGACGCACGCTGGTTGTTCATCATTGATGCGCTGCTGGAGGCGGGCGCCGATCCCCTGACGATCGTCAAGGCGCTCGGAACCGATCCCGTGGCCTGCGATCTGTCGCTGGAAAAGTATTCTCCTGATCAGCCTCGCGTCCCGGCCGGCAACGGTCGGCCGAGCGGACAATGGGTTGGCGCCAATTCCGGTGGGTCAGCAACGAGTCCGCCTGCGAAAGACAAGCATCCAAACCTCCTGCCCATCGTCGAAGTTGCCTACCAAGGCAAATATCATGACATCGTTCGCGATTACTTCGCCGATAGTTTAAGAGCCGCCGGGAACACCGTCCTTACGGAGGTTCCGCTCGCCATGGCGGGAAGCCCGCCGCCGCCGTCCGCCCGCATCGACATTTTGCTGCGAAACGCCAATGGCGTGCTGTTCGCTATCGAAGTGAAAACCGGCGACGATCCCTAGTTTACGCCGGCGCAGAGCATCTTATATCCTCACATCGAACCCGGCGGCATCATCATTTCTCCAGACCCGAGGGTGGCGCAGTTGGGCCTTTCACCGTTCGAACTGTGGCCGCCGATCGAAGCGGTGGTCCTGTACGCTCCGGGCCCAGGTTCACGAATGTATCTTGTGCCGATGTCTAGCTTCCTGAAGCCTTGATGGGCTTAGTCACACGATCTGGGGATTTCGGATGGCACTCGACCCGACAGCGGCGTATCCACGCTCGATGATAAAAGAGCCGACGCGCGACGCGTCCATGACCGTTCGCGCGGCGATCGGGCAGCAATTGATCTCCCGCGAGACGGCGCTGGCGATTGGCAAAATGGTGATCATCGACTGGGAAGGCGAGGCCGAGTTTAGCGCGCAGCAACCCCTGATCGCCGAAGATGGGTTAAACGTCTGGATAATCCGCGGCAGCTTGATCGTGAAGCCGGGCGCCGTTCCTGGTGACCTTGCGCCGATCCAGATGTCGATTTCGAAATTCGACGGCGCGATCGTGTCTCTCACCGGATCGGGATGCCGAGTGGCGCCAGGGGCGCCGGGCGATCCCGCCTCCCAACAATTTCCGTGGGACAAGCTGTCTTGAGCGACTGGCCGACGCTCATCGCGCTCTCCTGCGCGTGACGCGAGCCTCAGCGGCGCCGCTTTCGGCCGGCAGACGCTCGGCGGCGCGGCGCACGACTGCAAAATCACCGGCGTCCCCGTGCGCGATAGCGGCGATCTCGACGGCGACGGCCTGGCGGTGGTGAGCGTCAGACTGGTGGCGCCGTAGCGCCGATCTTCGCGACTCCCCATCCACACATTTTCCGCTTTGCCCATTCGCGCGAGGAAGAAAACGCCATGCCCTCTGGTGGACTGGAAACCCCGCTGCCGCCGAGCCTGTTCGCGCGCCTGGCGCTCGCCGCTCGTTACGCGATCACCGGCGTCTCGCCCGATGCGTGGTTCGGGCCGCAGCAGCCGTTGGCGCCGCAGGCCCCGCCCGAGGTCAAGGGCCGGCAGTTCGACTACCCCTTCGGCGTCAACCTCTCCTACGTCCCGCGCGCGACCGGCGGAATCGCCTTCGCCGAGTTGCGCGCGCTCGCCGATGCGCTGCCGTTGCTGCGCGCGGTGATCGAAACCCGCAAGGACCAGATCGCCGGCCTGAGCTACGCCGTGCGCGCGCGCGACCCCGCCGCGGCGCAGGACGCCGAGGCGCGCGTCAAGGCCGCGCTCGCCTTCCTCGCCCGCCCCGACCGCCGCCACGCCTTCGCCGCCTGGCTCCGCATGCTCGTCGAGGACATGCTGGTCATCGACGCCGCGACAATCTATCCGCGCTTCGATCGCGGCGGTTCCTTGTACAGCCTCGATGTCATCGACGGCGCGACCATCACCCCTCTCATCGGCGAGGACGGACGCTCGCCCGAGCCGCCCGACCCCGCCTATCAGCAGATCCTGCACGGCGTGCCGGCGGCGGACTTCTCCACCGACGAGTTGCTCTATCTCCCCCGCAATGTCCGCGCCCATCGGCTCTATGGGATGAGCCCGGTCGAGCAGATCGCGCTCACCGTCAACATCGCGCTGAGACGCGACGCGGCGACGCTCGACTATTACCGCGCCGGCTCGATGCCCGACGCCTTCGCGACGCTGCCGAAGGAATGGACGATCGACCAGATCCGGCAGTTCCAGGACTATTTCGACGCGCTGATGAGCGGCAACTCGGCGCGCCGGCGGATGACGAAGTTCATGCCGGCGGACTTCCGCCTGATCGAGGCGCGCCAGCCGCCGCTGAAGGACCAGTACGACGAATGGCTGGCGCGGGTCATCTGCTACGCGTTCTCCGTCCCCGCCTCGGCCTTCGTCAGCCAGGTCAACCGCGCGACCAGCGAGACGCTGCGCATGCAGGCGACCCAAGAGGGTCTCGTTCCGCTGAAGGCGTGGGTGAAGGGCGCGCTCGACCACGTCATCCAGGTCTACCTCGGCGAGCCCGATCTCGAATTCGTCTGGGTCGGCGACGACGCCGTCGACCCGCTGCAGCAGGCGCAAACGCTGAACATTCTCGTCGGCGCGGGAATCAAGACGCGCGAGGAGGCGCGCGCCGACTTGGGGCTCGCGCCGGAGGGCGGGAAAGCAGGGCCGGGGCTCGGCAAATGGAACTTCGAGCCCGACCAGCCGCGCGACGAGCAGGGACGATGGACGTCCGACGGCAGCGTCGGTGCGGCGCGACCGAAACGGCCGCAGGGCGTGCAGGTCGCGTTCAACGACGCCGCGGAAACGATGACGGACGCGGGCGGGCCGGGCGCCAGCCCGTGGGCAGCGGATTCCGCGGCCGGCGGCGCGGTGAATCGACCAAAGAGTTCATTGACCACCGTCGCAGCCGGCACGGGCGAAGACGAGGAGCCAAGGCCCGACGAAGAAGTCAATGACGAAAGCGCCACTTTCTTCGATCCGACCACCGGCCGAACGATCACTTTTGCCCCAGGTCTGGCGCCAAGAACGCTGCCGGGATGGATTAATCTGCGCGATTTGCCGCAAGGACCGACCTATCTCGAGCCTCCCAGTTCCAAAGAGGACGGGGAAGGCGAGGCGGGAACGGCGCCGGGGCCGAAAGGCACAGTGGCGGACGCCGTGGCGCCCAATGGCGTCTTGCCGGGAGAGAGCGACGCCGGACCGGGATCGGCGCGCACGATGCCGGCATCCGACGATCCGAACCGAGCGGCGCTGAACTATATCGCGAGCATCTATAAAGGACAGACGCCGATTTCCGTGACCATGGATGACGGCCTCCCGCCCGGCTCGTTCATAGCGGCCATGCCCGACGGAACGTCTATAACTTTCCGCCCGGCGGGAGGGGCGAGTTGGAGAACCCTCGACAGCACCGTGAATGTCGACATAAACAGCCCCGCTATCAAAACCCTAAACGGCGATCGCTCGCTCAAGCTCAAATTCCCTCGCAAGTGAGGCCCGAAATGTCTCCGTCGAACAATATTGAGAGCTGGTTGCAATTTGGGTTGCAACTTCTCGCCCGAGACGGCTCGTCGCCCGCCTCTTTTTTGAGTGGCCGCATTGACGATGTTCCAGATTACACCTCGCAGCGGTGGCAACTCGCCGTCGACATGATCTATCGGTGCATCGTCAGCGGTCTGATGGGCGTTGACACGCCAAAATATCGCAACGATCACGATGCGTTCTTTCATGTGTTACGAACGTTTGAACCTTACGGCGCGGGGGGAGGGATGGCATTGTGGCATGGCGCTGATCTGTATCCTACGGAAAAACTCATCGAGTTACTCGACAAGTATTTCCCCAAGTCAGGCCCATACGAGAGAAACGTCAACCCCGCCTTCATCCAGGAGTTGAAGGATATCTTCGCGCAGCACAACGTGCCGTGGTCGGACGCGCCGCTGCTGCCGATTATCTCGAATGACCATTCCGGGAGCGCCTGAAGCCTCGACGTCGTCGACGGCGCGACCATCACCCCTCTCATCGGCGAGGACGGCCGCTCGCCCGAGCCGCCCGATCCCGCCTATCAGCAAATTCTGCACGGCGTGCCGGCGGCGGACTTCTCCACCGACGAACTGCTCTATCTCCCGCGCAACGTCCGCGCCCATCGGCTCTATGGGATGAGCCCGGTCGAGCAGATCGCGCTCACCGTCAACATCGCGCTGAGACGCGACGCGGCGACGCTCGACTATTACCGCGCCGGCTCGATGCCCGACGCCTTCGCCACCCTGCCGAAGGAATGGACGATCGACCAGATCCGGCAGTTCCAAGACTATTTCGACGCGCTGATGAGCGGCAATTCGGCGCGCCGGCGGATGACGAAGTTCATGCCGGCGGACTTCCGCCTGATCGAGGCGCGCCAGCCGCCGCTCAAAGGCCGGTACAACGAATGGCTCACGCGGGTCATCTGCTACGCCTTCTCGGTCCCCGCTTCGGCCTTCGTCAGCCAGGTCAATCGCGCGACCAGCGAGACCCTGCGCATACAGGCGACTCAAGAGGGCCTCGTGCCCTTAAAGGCTTGGATCAAGGGGCGCTCGAAGGCGAGCCGCGCCAACGAGGATAGACCCGAGTCGCTCGCGGATAGAACAAACAGCGAACATTCTCTTGCCTTGTTACGCCGTTCGCGGCATAATGCTCGATAATGGGGAAATGGCGCTGAGGCGGCCGAGACGGCCGCCGCGCCGGGGCGAGCCGCGCGCCCGCCTTGCCAAAAAAGATCACCCGACGGGCGCAGCCGACGCGCCGCTTCCCCGCGCCTTTCCCCTTCATCCCCCGTCCATGGAGCCTGCGACGCATGTCGACGCTTGATCTCTTTTTGCCGCTCGCCAAGGTCGATCTCGACCAGCGCATCGTCCAAGGCGTCGTCACCGCCGAGGCGCCCGATCGCGTCGGCGAGATCTGCGACTACGCTTCGACCAAACCCTATTTCGAGGCCTGGTCGGCCGAGGCGCTCAGCGCCAGCGGCGGCAAGTCGCTCGGCGCGGTGCGCGCGATGCACGGCCGCGTCGCCGCCGGCAAGCTCACCGACATCGCCTTCGACGACGAAGGCAAGCGCATCCTTGTGGCGGCGAAGATCGTCGACGACGACGAATGGCTGAAGGTGACCGAGGGCGTCTACACCGGCTTCAGCCAGGGCGGCCGCTACGTCGAACGCTGGCCCGATCCGCAGAGCGGCCTGACCCGTTACACCGCGGAGCCGAGCGAAATCTCGCTGGTCGACCTGCCCTGCCTGCCAGGCGCGACCTTCGAAGTGATCAAGAACGGCGTCGTCGAGAAGCGCGCCTTCGCGGCGCGCGCAGCCGAGCCGAGCGCGACGCCCCGCGCGCCCGGCGAGCCGCCGCTCGACGACGCCCATGGCGCGGCCTCACCCGCCGCGCCCGCCAGCGCCGAGACGCCGCCGGCGGCCGAGGCCCCCTCCCCCTCGGACGCGCTCGCCAAGGCGGCCTCGGCGCTGGCGCAGGCGGCCCATAAGCTCGAACGCGCCGCGGCGGAGAACGAAGCGCTGCGCAAGACGCTGGCGGCGCTGGCGCCGGACGTCGAAACGCTGCGGCGGCGCGTCGGCGCGCTCGAAGCCCAGCCGCTGCCCGCGAGGGCCGCGCTGCGCGCCGTGCCGAAGAGCGCCGACGCGTTCGGCGAGCCTGGCGGCGGCGTCGACGAAGCGATCAAGCGCCTCGCCGCCCTTCCCGCGCAGGAGCGCGCGCTGGCGCTGACCAAGCTCAGCCTCGCCAATCCGATGCCGCTGCGGTCGTGATCGCAAAAGTTAGAAGAACTTGAGGCGGGCCTGCAAAGATTCCGCGCGCGATCTGATACTTGCTGCCCGACCTAGAGAAGGCTCCCACTCGCGCAACTTTTGCTCAACGTCTTATTGGCTACTTCGAAAACAGGCCCTTAAACGCCGCGATGATTACCGCACCAACCTGAATAGTCAGCCCACTGATAAGCGCAATAATTACTTTGTCGGTCACGATGGTGGCGTGACTGGGAGGCAAGAACATCTCGATTATGGCCAAACCGAGGACTGCGACTCCGACTACGCTATTTGCCCAAATAAAAAAACT